TAATTCACTTCCAAATACTTCTATTCTTTGTCTTAGCTCATCATAAGCACCGGAAGTTCCAATGTCATGGTCAAAGTATGGTATAAAATCATATTCTTCGTATGCATCCTTTGCATATAAATTTTCTAATGAATTAAATTGTATTCCATCTTGTAATGTATCATAAAAGAAATATGGAGTACCGTTATCGAATGCATTTTTTAATAACCAATTAATAGCTTGTATTGGTCTTATTGTTGGATATACACCTTTAATAATTTCTTTTGTGTCAAGATTAAATGAAGCTTTTTTAACTTTTAAATCTTTTGTGCATATATCTTTTACTAATTTACCTATTGAACCTTGGAATGATCTTTGTAATACTTTTGCCTGATTATTATATAACTGTTCTGATACTATTCTAAATTTATAGAATTGTTTACCTGGACCAGATCTTACAAAATTAAATACCTCTGCAATAAATACGGTAAGATCGACTTTAGAAATTGTTTCTTTAGTTCCACCGATTGGAGTTCTTTTTATTCTAAGCTCGATCTTTTCATTACCACATATCTTTTGTTCTTCGTAAAAGTTAGCAGCATCTTGTATAAAGATTACTCCTTCTATAAAAGGGTGATTAAGATCTTCAATAAGTTCTATCTTTTGTACAAATGATTTTATATCAACAACTTTACCAGCGTTGTTGTGAAACTTTACGTGTTCTATTAAATAGGAATCTGGAGATACTATTCCGTCAGCGCCTTCAACGGCTCTACTACTTGTACTAGACATTTAATATTCTCTCAAACTCATCTGCAAACCTATCAATATATGCTGGGTCAACCACTCTTATTCTGGATCTTTTCTCGTTTAATTCGTTAACAAAAGAACGATTGGATTGAAAAGATAAATTGGAGGCTGCTTCTCCACCTTGAACGAATATTGCATTTGTTGTATATCTTTTTTCTTTATCGCCAGTTACAAAATAATGGTGTGGTGCTTCCGCATATTTGTATGCTTCATATGTACCAACAGAATCCCCAGACTTAGAACCAACTATTAACTCGGTACCTCCAGATACGGCATCTGGATCCCCAAGTGGGGCATTTGAATTTACATCTTGGATTATAAGTTGATTTAAATCACTATTCTTTTTCGTAAGTGTACCACTAAATCCAGATATAGAACCAGTGACTGTTTCACCTAAGGTAAATGCTCCATTTGAAACATTCGGTACTGATCCAGCTAAGCTATCTTCAAACTTAGTTATAATACCATCTGTGTTTCGAACGATAGACGGATTAGTTGTGATAGCATATCCTTCATATTCTGTTACCATATAATCAAATAAGTCTTCTTGACTCATTGGCCAAGCTCTCATACCATCATGTAATATATCATTTACAATAAAGAATGTCCAATAGTAATTTGGATTGTCGTATAGTCTTTGTGAAACTATATCTGGTCTTTCCCCGTTTTTGATTTCATAAAAGGTATATGCTGAGGTGTTATCTATAAACTCTTTTAAAGGTCTTACACTTCGGTATATGTTAACCACATTTGTTATAACCCCATTTCTTTCGAAGTCATATTGTACTTTAGGAAACTGTTTAAAAAATGCCATAATTTACCTCTATGAAGATTTACCCGCTGAAGAGTCTGCTTGATATGATCCCGGTCTACTATAATCATAGCTTGGATCAGAATCTGATGCGCTCTCTGTATACACATCGTGTCTTGTAAGTTGTTTTGTTTCTGAAAAGCTTAATGATAGTTCTATTGCTGTTGGTTGTCCATCTATAAAGAATGAATTACCTTCTGGGTTCATTGTTGCACCAACCCCAGTTAAATAACAATCGTGAATCATTGGCATGTATTTGTTTTCTTCTTCACCAATAAAGAATTGTATTTTAAATTTAGGTGGATACTTCAAAGAGAATAAACCTTCTTTTTTAGGGTATAGATATTTTCTAAAGAAGTTTTCTATACGTCTAGAATCTTCTGCTTCTTCTTTTGATTCAGGTACGAGCTTAAATGTAAATTCAAACTCTCTTAATGATACACCTTCGAATGCTAATGCTGTTTGTGGGTTAAATGCTACACCCTTTTGCATTGCCGCTTTTGCGCTCAGACCACCAACATCACCAGTTATACCTTCAATAGCTTTTAAACTCATAACTGTAGCATCTGCAGTTCCCATACCTTCAAGAGATGATTTCCCTGAATTTAAATTAGCTTTTACACTATTAGCAGCTGTTAATGCTCCTAAATCTACACCAGTATATGAAGCTCCGTCTTTCACAGCAAAGCTTGATGGAATGAATAAGTGTATTCTTTCTAATTCTGTTGGATTAGGTTTATGCTCACCAGTAAGAGAAAAACCAATGTGTGGCATATTATTGTCCGCATCTGCGCGTAACGATCTTGGAAAAGTTAATATTGAAGCCATATAAATACCTGTATAAAATTAATAATTATAGGTTTATTTATATGAGTTACAAAGGCAAATACACAATTAAAAACAAATCTAAATATGCAGGGGATTCTAGCAAGGTTGTATATAGATCTTTATGGGAAAGACAAGCATTTAGATGGTGCGAAGATAACCCAAATATCAAATTTTGGAATAGCGAAGAAGTAGTTATACCTTATAAGTATCAGGTTGATGGAAGAATACACCGTTATTTTGTTGATTTATTAATAGAAATGAAGAATGGTGATGTATATCTTATTGAAATTAAACCTAAAAAAGATACAGTTCCACCTAAAGCTAAAAGAAAAACAAAGAAACACCTAAGAGAAGTAACTACATTTATTAAGAATACAGATAAATGGAATGCTGCTGCACAATTTGCAGAGCACAAAGGATGGAAATTTCAGGTATGGACAGAAGATACTTTAAAGAATTTAGGGATCAAACTACTAACGGGAAAGCATAAATAGTACTATGGCAAGTTTATTTGATACTTTACAAGCTCAAGCGTTCCGTGCAGGTGTCACGGCTAGAACGAATGCTAGTAAAAAATGGTTTCAAGCTAACGTTAAGAAATTAGGACAGGTAAATCGTACATCTCTTTTAAAAGATGATGCATTAGAACCATCCTCTAGAAACATTGCTGGTAATATGTACATGTATTTTTACGATCCAAAGTATAAAGATGAATTACCTTATTACGATAGGTTTCCATTAACCATAATGGTTGAACCTGCAAAAGGTGGATTCTATGGATTAAATCTACATTATCTAAAGCCAACAGTACGTGCAGCATTTTTAGATGAACTAATGAAAACAGCGCCAACAAAGATTACAGATAAGAGTAGAATTAGAGCTAGATACAAATTGTTAGCAAGCAGTAAAAAATATAAAGAGTTTAAACCTTGTTTTAAACATTATTTAACAGAACATATTAAGTCTAAATTAGTTAGAGTTCCTATGTCTGAATGGGAAGTAGCTATATTCTTACCAACAGAACAATTTAAGAAGAAAGGTAAAGCAGCTATTTGGGCTGATTCCATGAAAATTAGCAGGAGCTAAGAATGAATATAGATAACTTAAAATCGACAATATCAAAGAAAGGTGGATTAGCTCCGTCAAATAGATTCAATGTTATATTTGCACCACCTGCAGTTTCTTTGCTAAACCTAAATGTAGAAAATGTAATCGGGTCAGTTATTTCAGGTAACTTTAATGCTGGTAATTTATTAAACGATCCAAGAGATATATCAATACTCTGTAAATCAGTTACATTACCAGGAAGAACACTTTCTACATTCGAACATGACCACGACAGACAACAAAACAAATACCCATATACATTTATTGATGAGGATGTAACAATGACATTCCATCTAACAAATGATTATTATATGAGAAATATGCTTGAGCAATGGCAGTCAGGCATATTTAATACCGAATCATATGTCACAGGATTTAAAAATGATTATTCTGTGGACGTGATAATCCAGCAATTGAACCAGAAGAATATTCCGGTTTATGGAGTTAAGTTAGAAAAAGCTTATCCAGTTTCTTATGAATCGATAACTTTAGATAACAGCTCAGAAAATGCTGTAAATGAAATGAGCGTAACTTTTGCTTACAATAAATTTGTACCTGAAGGACCATTAAGTTCTACAGGCTCAGCAATAAGAAGCGCAATTGATAGTATACTATAGGAGATAAAATATTATGGCTTTGCCAGTAGTGAAAGGCTCTCGTTATACGACGATATTACCGTCGACCGGAGCTGAAATTGAATACAGACCTTATAATGTAGGGGAAGAAAAGTTATTAATGGTAGCTTTAGAATCGAAAGATCAGAATATGATTATTCGAACATTGAAAGATGTTATGGAAGGATGCATATTTGATAAAGTAGATTTTAGTAAGTTTACCGTTTTTGATTTTGAAAAATTATTCTTAGCTTTACGTGCTAAGTCTGTAGGTGAGATCGTTGATTTAGAACTTAAGTGTCAGGATAAAGAGTGCAATTCCGTAACTCCAGTATCTGTAAACTTAGAAGAAATAAATCTAACAGATCTTCCAGAAAGTAACACTATTATCATAGATAATGATATAGGCGTTACGCTTAGATATCCTGGAATTCAGGATGTAGAAAAATATGATGAAGAGCATCTTCAGAAACCTGAAGGCGCATTTGATATGGTTATTGATTGTATTGATACAATATTTGATGAAGAAGGTGTTTATAATACGAAAGATGAACCGAGAGAATCGGTTGAAGGATTTCTGAACAATTTAAGTTCAGGACAGTTCAAAAAGATTTCATCTTTCTTTGATCAAATACCAACTTTAACTCATGATATAGAGTATAAATGTATTAAGTGCGGTAAAGAAAACGAAATAGAACTAAGAGGTCTACAAAGTTTTTTTACCTAGGCCTCTCGCATGATAGTCTTGTAAACCATTATAGGACTAATTTTGCAATGATGCAACACCACGGTTATTCGTTAACCGAACTTGAGGGTATGGTGCCATGGGAGAGGGAGATTTATATTGCTCTTCTGCAGGATCATATCCAGAAGGAGAACGAAAGAGTGCAACAACAAAATGCAAAAATGAGGAAATAAAAATGAATCAACCAACAGGGCAATTCCAAGGTGACATGGATAGGAATGAGGTAGAAATTGATCTTAAAAAGTTTATGGCTATGGTCACCGAAATTGGTGAATTGAAACAAGAGATATTTGAACTAACAACAAATGATAGAAAAAACCCATGGCAAAAATGGGTGTTTGCAGCTAAGACATTAGACGCATGGAGAATTATACCAAGAGCATTCTTGGGTATTTACATGTATCTTTTATATTACGCTACATTCTGGTTTATGGAATTACCAGAACCAACATTAGAACAATC